TTGTCGTAGTGGCCCACCAGCACGCCACAGTCGATCGCGCAGCGGTATCCGTACTTGCGCGCGTCGGTCCAGAACGCGAGGTCTTGGGTGCCCAGGCCGCCGGCTCCGGCGAGCGTCTTGAACCAGGGGCGCGCGAGCCGTTCGTCCTTGAACATCGCGAGCCGCCACAGGTTGAAGCCCATGCCGGTGCCGCAGCACTCGACGAGCTGGCCGGGCACAGGCGGCTGCGGCCGGTAGTTCAGCACCGGGTCGCGCGGATCGCCCCAGATTTGCGGCACGCCGCCCTCGCCCTTCGTCCAGTACAGCCCGCCGATGCACGCGTACTCGGGGTGCTCGTCCATGCGCGCGATGAGCTTGAGCACGCCGTCGGGCGGCGGCGTGTTGTCGTGCTCGACCGTCAGCAGGTACTCCCACTGCGACAGCTCCGGGTGCCGCAGGATTTCCTCGATCGCCGACGAGTACGCAACGCCGACCTCGTCGCCGAGCGCGAGGTAGCGGAACACGGGCTGGTTCGGCGGGAACATCAGCGACCAGTGGCACAGGGCCACCTTCGCCGGGATCATCTCCGCGCTCGGGACGACGACCACGACGCGCTGCTTCTTCCACGTAGCGCCCTCGCGGATGCGCTGCGCGCTCTCCTCCAGGGCCGCGTTGTGGCGGCCGGCGTCCATCGTTACGAGAGTGACGCTCCCCATCACTCGCCCTCGAACAGCAGCCACATCCGGCCCCGCGACGCCGCCATCTGACACTGGGTGGCGGCAACCCCCGAGGGCAATCCGCCGCTCGTCGCGCTGTACTGGATCGCGTCGAATTCCTCCCACTGGTTCGTCGCGCTGTAGGCCACGGTCGTGTTCTTCAACTCGCCCCACTGGGTCGAGTTCATGTTCGACAGGTAGTACGAGTTCAGCCGCAGCGGCCCGGTGTTCCCCGTCGTCGCCGACGACCAGTGCATCGCCCAGAAATATTCCCGCCCGCCGTCGAGCGTGGTCGAGAACGGGAAGTACAGGAACCGCGGCCCAGACAGCGACGCGAACATGTTCGAGCCGCCGTTGGTGTTCGTCGTCCACGACCCTTCCGAGTTGCCGATCGTGAACCCGCCCGTCGTGCTGCTGTTGTAGGACGCTTGCAGCGACAGCGACGACGTCGCGATCGACATGATGCTGTTCGACGACGCCCCAGCACCATACTGGTACAGGCCATAGCGGATCGTCATCGCGGCCTGACACGAGTTGCTTGAGGTCGCGTACGAGTACAGCGCCTGCATCTCGACGTTCGAGACGATCACCTGCTCGGGCGGGACGAAGTGCTGGAAGTAGACGGTGTTCTGCCCGGCAGGGAGCCACGACGAGTTATTCGCGTTCTCGAAGGGCATGTAGTACGACTGCGCAACGTCCGGCAGACCCGCCGACAGCGACAGCGTCAGGCCGTTGGACGCGCTGTCCGTCGAACCCGACAGATTCGTCAGGTTCAGCGTCGGGTTGCCGTGCGAGTGATTCGACGGCGCGGCCGTCGTCAGGTACGGCGTGAGGTCTGGACCCTTGACGATGACGGTTCCGGCGCCGGCCGCGGTCGACCCTTCGAGCGTGATGTTCGTGCCGCCCTGGAGCACGATGTTCGTGCCCGACATCGACGACTGGCCGCTCGTGTTCCCTGAGAGCGACAGGTACTCGTAGTGCCCGCTGTTCCAGTCCGAGGGCAGCACAAGCGCGGACGCGGCGACCGTCGCCGTGCTGCCGTCCGAACGGAAAGCGGTGACGGTGCCCGTGAAGTCCGCGATGGTCTGGGACTTGACGTGCTGAATCGACACTCGACGCCTCTACTGGAACGTGACGGTGAGCGCGCCCGCGCTGAACGTGGGCGCCGGGTCGCCGTTGTTGATCGTCTTCGACGTCGTGAGCGCCTGGCAGATCCAGATGTTCCCGGCCGTCGAGGCGTCCGCCAGGAAGAAGTGCGTCACCGTCCCCCAGCTCGCGGTAGCCGTCGATCCGATCGTGATCGTGCTGTTGTTCGAGGTCTGTCCGCCGGTGCCGCTCGATGCGGTCGTACTGCCAGCGCTCTGCGTGCCCGCCCAGTTCGTCAGGTTCGAGGTGACGGACGCGCGCGAGTACGCGGTGCCAGACGTCGACACCTCGGTGACGGAACCCGTCTCGCAGCTCGAGGCGGCCGTCGCCAGGCCGACGTACAGCGTCGCCGGCGCGCCCAGGGACTGCCCGCGCAGGACCGCGTCGACGAGCTGGTTCTCGGCGTAGTCGGTGAGCGACTGGGCGCTGACGAACGGAATGGAAGCGAGCGCGAGCGCGAGCGCGGCGAGGCCGCGCAGGAGGAAGCGTTTCATGTTCTGGACTCCTGGATTACTGCGCCGGCTCTTGCGGAGCCGCGAACGGGACGACCGCCACGCCATTGCCCTGGCAGTACGTGACCGCATCGGGATGGGTATCGAAGCACCCGAGGGACACCAGATCCTTCGCCTGCTCGCTGGTCACCTCGACCAGCGCGTCCGGCTGGTGGTCGACACCATTGATGTTCGCCGCCGTCAGCACTCGGCCGACGACGAGTTTCGGATTCGCCATTTCCTACCTCGCAAGAAGGGCCGGGGCGACGCGCGCCCCGGCGAAGGCCACCACCAGGTGTCCGGAGGAGACACCCAGGAAGATCAGGGATCAGGTCGCCGAGTGCGCGTAGTACTTGACCGCGTTCGTGTCGACGAGGTTGCCGCCCATACGAACCCAGGCGAGGAACGCGACCTGGCCGAGCTTGGTGTACGCGCTGTCGGTGAAGCGGAACATCTGCACCTCCATCGCGTCGCGGATCTTGTAGTACGAGAAGTCGCCGAACAGCAGCGTCTTCGCGTTCGCCGCCGGCGTCGCCATGTCGTTGTTCACCCACACCGGGTACCCCATGAGGGTGTCGAACACCACCGGGTTCGACTCGGCCGTGTAGCCGCCCTGCGAGGAAACGCCAACGCCGGCGACGATCCCTCGATCGAAGGACGGCACCCACAGCGGACGGTTCTGCGAGTCCTTCAGCTTGCGGATCACCTTCAGGAGCGCGTCGTTCGTCATGAACGAGGAGCGCCCATTGCGGTACGCCGGATCGACTGCGTGGATCAGGTCGACGAGGTCGTCGTAGATGATCGTCGCCGTCTGGCCGGTCGTGCCGACCTTGCCCGAGCTCGCCTGCGGCACGACACCGTCCGGCTGGGTCGTGCCGGTTCCCACCGTGAAGCCGGTGTTTCCGACGCGGCCGAGCCGGGTCGCCAGGCGCTGGCGCACGAACGCCTCGACGTCGATGATCGCGTCTTGCAGCAGCTCGAACGGCACCGCGACGATCTTGGACGACGCCTTGAACACGTTCAGCGACTTGGTCGAGAACGTCGGGTCGGACGCCGTCGCGGTCGTGTTCTGCGCGATCCACTCGCCGGTCTCCGACGTGCCGTCCGAAGTCGCGAACGACAGCGGGCGCCCGTCAGCCGTGCGGACGATGTCGGCGACCTGGCGCATCGCTCCGAACGCCTTCATCGCTTCGTAGAGCTGCCCGCTGATGAGCGACGGCACCGTGTACCCGCCCTCCGAGCCGTTCGTCGTCGACATCGTCGCGCGGATCGACGCCCACTCTTCGGCGTTCAGCGCGTTGTCGCCGCCGCGCAGCCACTTGTTGAAGAGCATCTTCGCGCCCTTCGGGTCGTGGTCCTTCGCGTTCAGCGGATTGACGACGTCCGTCGCGTTCACGCCGGCCTTCTCGGCCTCGATCGCCAGCATGCGGTTGTGCGCGCTGATCTGGTCGTCGATCGCGTCGATCTCGGCGTACAGCGCGTCGACGCCTTCCTTCACCTTCGCGGTCCACTTCTCGCCGGTGTGGTCGTCCAGCAGCTTGCGAGCTTCTTGGGCCTTTGCTGCGCGGCGCTCGCGGAGATCTTGAATCGAGGTCATGGAACTCTCCTGTGAAATGAAGAGGGCCGCCCGGCGATCTGCCGCGGCGGCCCGTTATCGGCCTATCAGGCGGAGCGCCGCTAGGCAGCGATTCGGTTGAGGTGATCGAGCCGGCGCACGTAGTCGTCGCGGTCGTTCGCGGCCGGATCTGTCGGCTCGGTGGTCTTCTGGCGCGCGGACGGCGCCGGGCCGCGCAGGTACGCCGACAGATCCCACGCCGGAGCGCTCGCTTTCGGGTCTGGCTCTCCGGTCGTCGCGATCGAGTCCGCGAACCCGGCAGCGACCGCCTCCTCGGCGGTGAACCAGGTCTCGGCGGCCATCCAGTCGCACACGGTCTGCTTGTCCTGCTTCGTGCGCGCGCAGTAGGTCTCGACGAGCGTGCCGTCGACCTTCTCGAGCAGCGCCGCCATCTGCAGCATGTCCTCGGCGTTCCCGTAGGCGATGGACCACGCGTTGTGGATCATCACCATCGCGCCCGGTGCCATCACGACCTCGTCGGCCGCCAGCATCAGGAACGACGCCGCGCTCGCCGCGTAGCCGTCGATGTGCGCCACGACGTGCCCGTCGTGCTCTCGCAGCGCCTGCTCCATCGCGCGCGCGCCGAACACGCTGCCGCCAGGGCAGTTGAAACGCAGGTGGATCGTCTTGCCCTTGAGCGCGGCGATCTGGCGCACGAAGGCGCCAGGCGCGACGCCGCCCCACCACTCGGCTTCCGCTTCGCTGTCGACGATGACGTCGTAGACGTAGACCGTCGCGTCCGTCGAGTCGTCGGCCGCCGACACCTCGAACTTGCGATTGGCCGCGCCGCGGTTGCGCGCGTACAGGCGCATCAGATTCCCGTTCATTGCTGCGTCCCCTGCGGCGCCGCGGCCGCGTTCGTTGCGAGCTCGTCGCCGCCGTCGACCGGCGGCAGGTTCTCGCGCCGGCGGACCTCGTTGACCGTCATCCAGGCCGGCTCACCAGCGCGACCCAGCGCGATCCGATACGCCTCGTTTCGGGTCTTCGTGTCGCCTCGCTCCAGGCCGGCAGTCGCGAACTCGCAGAAGCGTCCCGCGTAGCGGAACACCTTGCGGTTGATCTCCTGCTCGAACTTCACCAGGTGGCGCTGCAGCGTGTACTTCACGAAGCCGATCGACATCTGCTCGACGCCCGAGCCCCAGCTCGTCGTCTTCTCGGTGTGGCCGATCATGAATGGCGGGACGCCGAAGATGCGCGCGATGTCCTCGACCTGGAACCGACGCTGCTCGATGAGCTGCGAGTCCGACGCGGTCATCGTGATCGGCTGCACCTTCAGGCCGCCCGACAACACCATCGGCTTGAACGCCTTCGCGGCGCCGCCGTGGCGGTCCGCGATCTGGTTGCGCAGGTTGTCGATCTGCC